ATGGATCGGCGGGCGAGGTATCTCGAAAGAGATATCAAGGTTGGACGCATTGACGTTGATGGTGAACATTATCACTTCAAACCCGCCAAAGAGGATTCTTTTGAACGGCTCACAGATAATGGCTCGGCTTTTACGAGCGGATCCGATGTGGAGGCCACGGTCATCGATAACTTAACCCGGGCGCTCTTACAAGAGGCAATGAATGAGTTGAATGAACAGGATCGACAGTTTATCGAGGATTATTTCTTTGAAGAGAAGACCACTCGTCAAATTGGAAAAGAACAAAACACCTCACACGTCGCAGTCGTGAAACGGCAGAAACGCGTGTTGGAAAAAATAAAAAAATCTTTTTTCAAAAAAGGGGTTACCAAAATGCCCTTCCCGTTGGCTAAGAAGTGAGGGGCCAATACAAGGAGGTGAAAATCATGAACCAAAAGGATCTCAAAACAGAAACGAGAGAAGAAATGGTCGGCGTCTTGACGGCAATCAGTATCGTGACGAAGCGGATGGCCCGACGCATGCAAGAAGAGGACGCCCAGATGAAAGGAGACAACGAACATGAGTCAAATGAAAAAAGCGCTCGTCGTCGCTGAGGATTTGGAGCGGGTGGCCGGGAGTATTCGGGATTTGGTTGCCGCACTCCATTCAAATCCGGAACCAGTAAAACCAACTGAAACCAAAGCGGAAGAGAAGGTCAAAAGTGATTCACAGCCAACACTGGAGGAACTAAGAGCCTTGCTTCGTACTTTAGCGGAACAAGGAAAAACCGCAGACGTTAAAGCCCTGATTCAGACATTTGGGGTTGAGCGACTCACCGATGTGCCAAAGGATCAGTACGCTGCCCTTCACACCCAGGCAAAAGCGCTCGCTGCGAAAGGTGACGTGTAATGAACCACGCAAGTCGCGCTCATGCCAAGCTTTCGGCATCAGGCGCCAGCCGGTGGATGAACTGCCCACCGAGCGTGAAACTCTCAGAACAGATTGAGGATACAACCAGTTTCTACGCCGAAGAAGGAACCTTCATGCATGAGCTCTCTGAATTATACCTCGGTCACTACTTGGAAACGATGAACGAAGAACAGTATTTGAAGGAGAAGAAGGAACGACGTGAATCCCCTTTCTACACCCAGGCCATCGATGATGCGGTCCAAGCGTATGTCGATACGGTGATTGAGCGGATCAACGAAGCGAGGGCCTTGCAATCGGACGCCTTGGTGCGCATCGAAGAACGTGTGGATTTCAGTCCATGGGTACCGGAAGGCTTTGGAACTGGAGATGTGCTCATCGTCACTGATGGGCTCCTCGAAATCATCGACTTAAAAGGCGGCGAAGGCGTGAAGGTCTATGCAGAAGGCAATCCACAAATGCGGTTGTATGCATTGGGCGCGTTGAATGGTTATGGCTTTCTGTATCACATTGACACCGTTCAAATGACGATTGTGCAACCGAGATTGGATCACCTTTCAACGGATGAGATGACCGCAGACGCATTACTTGAGTGGGCGGAGACTGAAGTGAAACCTAAAGCAGAGCTCGCTTTTAACGGTCTGGGTGAGTTCCTGCCTGGCGCCCATTGCCAGTTCTGCAAGGTGAGTGCAACCTGCCGCGCCCGTGCAGAAGAACGTCAGAAACTCGCATGTTTGGATTTCAAAGAACCGCCGCTATTGACAGATGAAGAGGTCTCCCAAGTTTTACGTGAAGTGGATGAGCTTGTTAATTGGGCCAAGCAAGTTCAGGAATATGCACTTAAAACCGCAATGAAAGAGAACAAGAAATGGCCAGGGATGAAGCTTGTTCAGGGTAGAGGCAGTCGGGTTTACACCGATGAAAAAGCAATCATCAGCACCTTGAAAGAAGCCGGGATGGAAGAGCATCAGCTTTTCAAACAGACCCTCAAGCCCATCACGAATATGGAGAAAATGCTTGGGAAGAAGACGTTTCAAGATCTTGTGGGTCATCTCATTACGAAGACCCCAGGGAAGTTAAAACTGGTTGAAACCGAAGACAGTCGCCCGGCAGCTAAACCATCCGCTGCGGAAGACTTTCAAAACTAAGGAGGAATTTCAATGACGAAAATTAAAATCGGAACCACTCAACAACCTGTTCGATTCAGCTACGCTAACGTCCATGAGCCGGTGAGCGTGAAAGGAGGAGAGCCGAAATACTCGGTCTCGATCATCATTCCCAAATCACACACGGCAACGATCCAAAAGATCCAAGCTGCGATCAAAGAAACGATCGAAGAACAGAAGGACCGGTTCGGTGGTAAGGTACCCTCAAACGTCAAATCTCCGCTTCGTGATGGAGACACCGATCGTCCCGATGATCCGGCATATGAGAACAGCTACTTCATTAATGCTTCAGATAAGATGAAGCCTGGCATTGTGGGGCCAGACCGTGAAGATCTCATGAACCCGAGTGAATTTTATTCCGGTTGCTACGGACGTGCGAGTTTGAACTTTTACGTCTACAACGTCAACGGCAACAAAGGCGTCTCCGCCGGGCTGCAAAACCTCATGAAAACCGAAGATGGCGAACCTTTAGGTGGGCGCGTCAGTGCCGAAAAGGACTTTGCGGATGATGAGGATGAGTCGATCCATGATGTCCTCGGCTAATCCGTCGGTTCTTTCGATCGATATTGAGACCTTCTCAAATGTTGATCTGAAAGAGTCCGGTGTCTACGCGTATGCGGAAGGGGAGGGCTTTACGATCCTCCTCCTGGCATATGCCTTTGATGATGAAGAAGTCATTGTCGTTGATTTGGTACAAGATGAGCCAATTCCGACTACCGTCCTGAAAGCTTTGATTGATCCAAGCATTATGAAAACAGCTTACAATGCAAATTTTGAACGGACCTGCTTGGCGGCCTATCTCAATCAACCGATGCCGACCGAACAGTGGCACTGCTCATCGGTTCATGCATTGACGTTGGGTCTACCCGGTCACTTGGACGGGGTGGCGAATGTGCTGAATCTCGGGGATCAAAAGGATAACGCCGGTAAAGCACTGATTCGTTACTTTTCAGTGCCGTGTAAACCAACAGCCAGCAACGGGCATCGAACGAGGAATCTGCCAGAACATGACTTGGAAAAATGGCACGCGTATAAAGCATATTGCCGACAAGACGTTGAGGTGGAGCGGGCGTTACGGAAAAGACTGGCTTCGAATCCAATCCCAGAGAAAGAACAACGGCTCTGGGAGCTGGATCAACGGATGAATGATGAAGGGGTCAGGATCGATACCGATCTTGTTCGACAAGCGATTCAACTGGATGCAAAGGAACAGGCGCTGTTGCTGGAAGAAGCGAAACAGATCACGGGACTGGAGAATCCGAACAGCGTGGCACAGCTTCGCGACTGGCTCACTTCAAGAGGTATTGAAACGAGCGGGCTTGCGAAGAAGCAGGTCAGCGACTTATTACAGACGGATTTGCCTGGAGACGTAAGGCGGGTGTTAATCCTCCGCCAGATGATGTCGAAAACGTCGGTCAAAAAGTACGAAGCGATGGACCGCTCCATTTGCAAAGACGGTCATATCCGGGGGCTCCTTCAGTTTTACGGAGCCAACCGCACGGGGCGTTGGGCAGGAAGAATCGTACAAGCACACAACCTCCCTAAGCACCGGATTGGCGATTTGGACGAAGCCCGGCAGCTTGTGAAAACAGGTAACTACGAGTTGATCACAACCTTATATGGATCCTTGGCTGATCTCCTCTCGCAGCTGACCCGAACGGCTTTTATTCCGAAAAAAGGGTACCGCTTCGTCGTCTCGGATTTTTCCGCAATCGAAGCGCGAGTCATTGCCTGGCTCGCCGGTGAACGCTGGCGGATGAAGGTCTTTGAAGGACACGGCAAGATCTATGAGGCATCGGCTTCGCAGATGTTCGGGGTCCCAATTGAAGAGATTACGAAGGCTAGTCCCCTAAGACAAAAAGGGAAGATAGCGGAGCTCGCCCTTGGTTACGGCGGTGCGAAAGGAGCGTTAACACAGATGGGTGCGCTTGAGATGGGGCTCTCCGAAGACGAACTCCCAGCCCTCGTGAAAGCGTGGCGGAAGGCCAATCCAAACATTGTGAACCTCTGGTACGACCTTGAGAAATCTGCCTTTGAAGCTGTGAAGTGGCAGAAGGTTGTGACGGCGAAGAGCGGCATTCAATTCTACGGTGGCAGTGGCTTACTTCGAGCCCGATTGCCTTCTGGTCGATCCCTCTCTTATGTGCGACCCCAGATCGGCATTGATGAACGCTTCGGTCGTGAAGAGATCACCTATGAAGGCGTCATGCAAGGTTCAAAACAATGGGGACGGATCAGCACATATGGGGGCAAAATTGCGGAGAATATGGTGCAAGCCATAGCTCGTGATTGTTTGGCAGAGGCGATGCTTCGACTGGACGCAGCGGGTTATCAGATCCGCTTCCACGTCCATGACGAAGTGGTCATCGAAGTACCAAATGAGCAGGATGCCAAAGCTGACATTGAACGAATCATGAGTGAACCGATCGACTGGGCACCAGGACTTCCGATGAACGCCGACAGCTTTGAAACGGGCTATTACAAGAAAGATTAACGGTACCTCCCTTTTGGATAGGGACCGAGGAGGTTAAAACCATGAACCAATTCTCTGATCATAGACCCCTAGGTAACGAAACGTTCCGGGGGGTCCTAAAAACGAAAAGGTATGCATCAAGAGAAACCCGGCATTTCTTAAGAGTCTTGAAGTTATTCCAAGACGAACTGACAACGCAGGAGCGACAGACGTTAAAAGGACAAGCACTGAGCGGTGATTTGAGTGGGGCCCAAAAGGGCCTCACCACCCTCGTCGCGAGAGGACGTGAAGCGGATGAAAAAGGATGATCATAAAGCTCCAAACCTGGACCATGATGGGACGATCACCATCGCCATCGGGCGGAGCCGGAAAGAAATGAATTGGAAAAACAAAGAGATGCAGTGGTCGCAGTTCGTGAAACGGATCCTGCAGACGGCAAGAACCTATGAAACGTGCAGTGAATATACGCGGCTACCGAAAATGAAACAGGATGACTTGAAAGATGTCGGAGGCTTCGTAGGTGGGACGCTGTTAAAAGGCAAACGCGGCGGTGATTCGGTTGCCTGGCGACACCTCGTCACCTTGGATGCCGATCAAGTTGCCGGGGATTTGTGGGAAACGGTGAAGCTGTTATTTGGCCACGCGTGTGCGATGTACACGACGCATAAACACCGAGCGTCGAGCCCTCGCATGCGGCTCATCATTCCGCTGAAGCGGGCCGTGACGGCAGAGGAATATGTCCCGATTGCCCGGAAGATCGCCGATCAGCTCGGGATCGATCAGTTTGATGATTCGACCTACGAACCGCAGCGGCTCATGTACTGGCCCTCAACATCGAAAGATGGCGAGTTCCTCTCAGACTTTATTGACGCCGAGTGGCTCAATCCAGACGAGATCTTAAACAGTTACTCGAATTGGCGGGACTCTTCTTTCTGGCCGGAGAGCTCTCGTGAGATCAATAAACGGCACAAGATGGCCGAAAAACAAGGCGATCCACGGTCAAAGCCGGGTGTCGTCGGGGCCTTTTGTCGAACGTATACGATCCATGAAGTGATCGAGACGTTTTTACCGAAAACGTACCAAGCCACGGAGGATCCGAACCGGTACAGCTACTTCGACGGGACAACGGCAGGCGGACTGGTTGTGTATCAGGACGGTGACTTCGCCTATTCCCACCATGCATCAGACCCCGTCGGAGGTAAGCTCTGTAATGCGTTTGATCTTCTCCGGCTTCATAAGTTCGGGGATCTGGACGTAGATGCAGACCCGAATACGCCTGTGACACGACTCCCCTCTTATATGGCCATGGTTGATGAAGCCTTGGCGGATAAAGAAGTGGCCTTGTTAATGGGGAAGGAGCGGCTCAATGAGGCAAAGTTGGACTTTGGCGATGAAGACGATGATGACGACCAGGAATGGCTCCAGGAGCTGCAGTTCGATGCAAAGGGACGTTTCATTTCGAACGCAGCGAATGTCGAGATGATCTTGAAGAATGATCCGCGACTGATCAATACGGTTGCGAAAAACGATTTTCAGCATCGTTACACCGTTTTGCGAGACCTTCCATGGCGAAGCCTTGAGCGCGGGGAATATTGGGTGGACGCCGATGATGCAGGGCTTCGAAATTACTTGAGTAAAATCTATCAGATCAAAGGGCCGTCCATTATTTCGGATGCATGGACAGAGGTGGTTGTCGATCATGCGTACCACCCTGTCAGAGATTATTTAAACGGTTTAGAGTGGGACGGTCAGGAACGAATCGATACGCTCTTCATCGATTATTTAGGCGCAGATGACTCGGATACCATTCGTACATTTACAAGATTGATCCTGACCGCTGCGGTCGCTCGGATCTTCGAACCCGGTATTAAATTTGACTACTGTGTCGTCTTGATTGGCCCTCAAGGGATTGGAAAAAGCCAGATTATAAAGTTATTGGGAAGAGACTGGCACTCAGATTCATTGATTACGGTCAAAGGAAAAGAAGCGTTTGAACAGCTGCAAGGTGTCTGGATCATGGAAATTGCCGAATTGACAGCGACCCGGAAGGCGGATGTTGAAGCGGTTAAACACTATATTTCAAAAGGGGTCGATGCCTTTCGGCCAGCATACGGCAGGCATGTTGAAACATTCAAAAGACAATGTGTCTTTTTTGGAAGTACCAATGACTATGATTTTCTAAATGATCCAACGGGTAATCGTCGTTTCCTACCTGTTGTTGTAGAAGGCGGCGGTTCCAAGAACATGTGGGTGGATCTTACGTCTGATGAAGTTGATCAAGTCTGGGCAGAGGCTGTTCAGAGTTATCGCTCAGGCATGTCTCTTGCCTTATCGAAAGAGATGGATGAAAAGGCAAGTGAACTTCAGATGGCACACACGCAGGAGTCTCCGATTGCAGAAGCTGTGAGAGTGTATCTGGATATGGAGGTGCCGAACGATTGGCATGAGCTGGACTTGAATGAACGACGCTCCTATCTACATGCAGGGAATGCATCCACCCCATCCAAACCAATGATGAAACTGGATAAGGTGTGTGCGCAGATGGTTTGGGAAGAATGGTTCCAACGGGATGTATCATCGATGACCAAGTACAATGCAAAAGAAATCAACGGGGTCATCACCAACACTCATGGCTGGGAACGCGTCAGTCTACTCCGATTTGGTAATCGCTATGGCAGACAAAGAGGGTTTAGGCGTCAACAAAGCGCAACATCATAAACATTAAATTTGGGGAGAATGTTGACGGGAAAGTCCTTGCCAGTCAACGGTTCAACACCCTTTGTCAACATTGTCAACATTCTTTTTACTATTGAGGGTTTTAGATTAGGTATAGATATAGAAATGCGTATACACCCTTTATTTCTATAGCTCTCTAGAAAATGGCTATAGAATGTTGACACCTCGAAAAAAACGCTTGTAACCGTTGATATGAAAGGATTTCCGTGCGCAACATTCTCCTGATTGAGAAAGTTGACACCTAGGAAATCGAAGACTAATGAGGTGGTTAGCATGGAAGAACAGAAACTTGAACAAACCTTTAAACGAGCGGTCCTGAACCACGGAGGATTGGCACTGAAATTGATCACGCCAGGCTATGCAGGGATCCCGGATCGGCTGGCGATCTTACCCGGTGGAAGAGTAGCCTTCGTGGAGATGAAAAGACCTGGTGGCAAGCCCCGACCGCTGCAAGTGAAACGGCATGAACAGCTCCGACAATTAGGTTGTGATGTGGCTGTGATTGACTCGAATGAGCGGTTGGGGGCTTGGCTGGCTGAGAGGTGGTTGTTATGAACTACACACCGTACCATTACCAGGAAATGGCCAAGACGTGGATGATGGAGCGCGCCTATGCCGGTCTGTTCTTGGACATGGGCATGGGCAAAACGGTGATTACCCTGACTGCCATTGATGACTTACTATACGACTACTTTGATGTCTCTCGGGTCTTGATCATTGCACCGCTCCGAGTAGCGAGGGTGACGTGGACCGAAGAAGTGGAGAAGTGGTCACATTTGAACGACCTTAAGGTGACGAAGATCCTCGGATCCTTGAAAGAACGAAAAGCGGCCCTTGATGATGTGGGCCAAGTGGCGGTGATCAACCGGGAGAACGTGACCTGGCTCGTGGATTACCTGGGCAAGGACTGGCTCTTTGATATGGTCGTGATCGACGAGCTCTCAAGTTTCAAGTCGTCAAAGGCCAAGCGGTTCAGATCGCTAAAGAAGGTGCGCCCTTTTATCAAACGGCTTGTTGGGCTTACGGGGACCCCGTCGCCGAACAGCTTGTTGGACCTATGGCCACAAATCTATCTGCTTGATCAGGGGGAGCGGCTCGGTCGGACTTTCTCTGGATTCAGGGAGCGGTACTTCTTACCCGATAAACGAAACCAACAGACGATCTTTTCTTGGAAACTAAAAGAAGGATCAGAGCACCAGATTTATGAGCTGCTCGAAGATCTCTGTATTAGCATGAAAGCCTCTGATTATCTGGATGTCCCGGAGCGGATCGATAACACGGTCCCGGTTGAACTGCCTCCAAAAGCGAAGCGGGCGTATACACAACTTGAAAAAGAATGGTTGCTTGCGTTTGAGGATGCGGATGTCTTAGCGGGATCCGCAGCGGTGGTCGCGAACAAGCTCCTTCAACTGGCGAATGGGGCGATCTATGATGAAACAGGTGATGTGCAGGAAGTCCACGATGAGAAGCTGGAAGCGTTGAAAGAATTGATTGAATCGGCGAACGGGAAACCGGTGCTGGTCTATTACAACTACCAGCATGACCGGGACCGGATCCTGAAGCATTTGAAAGCTTTTAAACCACGGGTGTTAAAGACCGATCAGGACATTCGAGACTGGAACAAAGGCAATGTGCCGGTGTTACTGGCCCACCCCGCTTCCGCTGGTCATGGTTTGAACTTACAGGCAGGTGGCCACGTGATGGTCTGGTTCGGACTCAATTGGAGCCTCGAACTCTATCAACAGGCCAATGCGAGATTGCATCGGCAAGGTCAAACGGAAACGGTCGTCGTTCATCATCTGATCACGAAAGGCACGATGGATGAGCGGGTGATGGCGGCTTTGAAACAAAAAGATACAAGCCAGGAAGCCTTGATCGCAGCGGTCAAAGCAAAGCGGCACACATTAAAGGAGGTAAACACCAATGAAAATTAATAAGTTTAATCAACGCCATTATTACGATCCAACGCCCTATCAAGCGTTTCAAAACATCGACAAAGAACCGTCGCCTTTGAAGGGACAGGTCTATATCATTTGTCAGGACGTGACCGAGCAGGAGATTTACGACATCCGAGCGGATCGGTTCATCCGCTTTGCACTGGCGAAGAATAAGCTGCCGCTTCTGCCAAGACTCAACTTCCGATCGTTTGCCGAATCCTTGGATGATCAAGATGAGCTGATGTTGAAGCGGATCCGCCGCTCGTTCATGGCTCAGGCCGATGAAGTGTGGGTGTTCGGGAAGTCGATCTCAGAGGAGATGATGCAGGACATCCGCATGGCCAGATCAAAAGGGAAACCGATCTATCATCTGACCACGACGTGCGAGTGGTTGAAAGGTGGTGTGAACCATGGATGAACGAGCGAAGACGTGCTTTGCATACAAAAGCGGAAAATGCCGCATCTTAGACATCAACCGCTGCGAAGGATCAAGTTGTGGCTTTTGCAAAACGGAAGAACAGGTCATGCAGGAGCGAGCAGAGAGCCTGGCGATTATAGAAACGCTGGAACCTATGCACCGCGATGCGATTCATGAGAAATATTTAAACGGACAGATTGGGGCAGGCTTTTACAAGAACGGGACGGCGTAGAGGAGGGACGAGATGGATATTAAAACTTTTTTATCGCAGGCGAACTGGCTTGATCAGCTAATCTCAACAAAAGTAAAGCAGCAAGGGCGGGTAAAAGATCTTGCCCTCAAGGTTACAACAACGTACAAGGATGTTCAGGTTTATGGTGGCCAGCAAGAGAACAGTCGAATGGAAGCATCAATCGTTGAAATGCTGGCACTGGGTAAGGAAATCAATGATGACATTGACCGCTTGATCGAGGTCAAACGGGATATACTGTCAGCGATCAAAACACTCGATAGTTTAACTGACCAGCTTCTCTTGGAAATGCGTTATTTAGACAACCGCAATTGGGAGGAAGTAGCTGAGGTGCTGTGTTGCGATATTCGAACTGTATATCGAATGCACGGAAGAGCGTTACGTGAATTGGAAAATAAAGGTGTCACTAAATGTCATTGAATGTCACCCTTCACCTGCGATATAATATAGATGTTGAGGTATGGAAAAGTCGAGAACACCATATGTTGTAGGATGAGCCGGTGCTAGATCGTTTCGATTCTCCGGCCACGCACCATTCTTGATGCAGGTCCTTCGCCAATTGGCTGAGGGCCTTTTTCTATGCCCAACGCCAATGAGAGGTGAGAAGCGAATGCCGAAGCGACCGAAGAGCCCCTGCAAGCATCCGAACTGTCCGAACGTCTCCGACGGTCCTTACTGCGATGCACATGCGAAGGCGAACCCCGAGCGACCGAGCGCTGCGAGCCGTGGCTACGACAGCCGATGGCGCAAGGCTCGGAAGCATTACCTGAACCGCCACCCGCTCTGTGTCCGGTGTGAACAGGCTGGCCGGGTGGTGCCGGGGACCGTGGTGGACCACAAAATACCCCACCGGGGGCAAAGGTCCCTGTTCTGGGACGAGGACAACTGGCAGACCCTCTGTAAACCTTGTCACGACAGGAAAACACGGTTGGAGGATCAACGTCCGGTCTACTAGGCCAAACGGCAGGGGGGTCGGGAGGGGTAGGGGGGTGTGAATCGCAAACCCTTGCGCCCCAAGGGACCGCCGCCCCCCGTCGCTCAAATTTTCGCGTAATTCGTTAGAGGGGGTTGACCCAAAGCGCGTCATTTCAGCCCTGAGCCCTTGAGCCATCTTTGGTTCAGGGGTTTTCATTTTGTGAAAAGGTGCAAAGTCGCGGAAGAGAGAGCGGCCGGATCCTTGAAGCATAAAGGGATGATAAGAAGGATAAGAAAACAAAGGGACCGTGAAACCCTTGATATAGAGGCATTTCAGCCATTGAAATACTGTAAACGATTAATATTGCGTGATACGTGTCCGCAGAAAGGAGTGAAGGCCAGTGACCGAGCAGGAAGAACAGTTGATTTTTGAGATGCGGCAGAAGGGAAGCGGCTATAAAGCAATTGCGACGGTGCTGGGAAAGTCCCGTGATGCCGTTCGGATGTATTGTCGAAGGAACGGTCTGACGGGAAATGCCGAAGTCGTCGCATTGAACATCGAAGAACAGAAGAAGCGTCATCTACGTTGCCAGCATTGCAGCAAAAAGATTGAACAGAAAGAGAAAGGCCGCATGCGGAAGTTTTGTTCACACGCGTGCCGCCATGCCTGGTGGGAGAAGCACCCGGAGGAAAGAGCCCGAAAAGCCACCTATGAATTCACCTGCCCTACCTGTCAGACGGCCTTCACGACTTATGGCAATGCGAAACGGAAATACTGCACACACGAGTGCTACATCGAATCACGATTTGGAGGGAATACAGATGGACTTTCAAAAACTAGCGATTGAAGAACTGATCCCGGCAGGCTATAACCCGCGAAAGCAACTGAAGCCTGGGGATGCCGAGTTTGAAAAAATTAAGACGAGCATTGAGACGTTTGGCTATGTGGATCCGGTGATTGTGAACGCGGACCATACGGTGATTGGGGGGCATCAAAGGCTGACGGTGTTGAAAACCCTCGGCTACGATGAGATTGATTGCGTCGTCATTGACATTGATAAAACGAAAGAGAAAGCCTTGAACATCGCTTTGAACAAAATCAGCGGTGAATGGAACAAGGATCTCTTGGTTGAGCTGATTGAGGATTTACAGTCGACCGACATTGATATCGGCATCACCGGTTTTGATCCCCCAGAGATCGATCAGCTCTTTAACGAAGTCCATGACAAGGCCATCGATGAAGATGACTTTGATGTGGACGCGGCGTTACAGGAAGAGACGATCACCCAGCCCGGTGACGTGTGGCAGCTTGGCAGGCACAAACTGATCTGCGGGGACAGCACGGATCCGGATGTATATGCGGCATTAATGGGCGGAGAAGAGGCCAATCTTGTTGTTACCGATCCTCCATATAATGTAAATTATAGTTCAAAGGCCGGTTCGATTCAAAATGACAAACAAGAAGATGGTGATTTTTATAGCTTTCTTTTAAAAGCCTATCAGAATATGAAAACCGTCATGGCGAAGGACGCATCGATCTATGTGTTCCACGCCGATACGGAAGGCTATAACTTCAGAAAAGCTTTCAAGGATGCAGGCTTCTATTTATCCGGTGTGTGCATTTGGGCGAAACAAAGCCTCGTACTGGGGCGGAGCCCGTACCAGTGGAAACATGAACCGGTCTTGTTTGGTTGGCGACAGGACGGCAAGCATGAATGGTACGGGGACCGAAAGCAAAGCACGCTCTGGCACTTCGACCGACCGTCCAAAAGTGACTTGCATCCGACGATGAAGCCGGTGGCCTTGTGCGCCTATCCGATTCAAAACAGCAGTCTCTCCAACTGCATTGTCCTGGATCCCTTCGGTGGAAGCGGCTCAACCATGATGGCCTGCGAACAGACGAACCGGATCGCGAGGTTGATTGAATTAGATCCGAAGTATGCGGATGTAATTGTGAAACGATATATAGACTTTAAAGAACGAACTGATGACGTAACATTGATTCGGGATGGGAAAGCTTTTACGTATGAGGATGTGAAGCTACCAGAGCCGATCCTTGAATAGCGGGACAAGGGGCAGTTAAAACCTCACTAACTGGGAGTTATGTTGGGTTCATTATCACGGTTTCCCCTGATGATGATGGGCGTGAATCGGATTGAAGAACCCAACTAACTGAACAGCGTTAGTTATTTTGTATATGCTCGTGATGCCGTTGCTATCCCCAGGGGTGTATGGCACTATACGTCATACCTTGAGAAGCACGTTTCAAGGAATACCGGTAAATGAGGGATGCGAGATGCAAGCATGGTTTGGACGGAAGGTGCTGGATAAGCAGGAACTGTTGGAACTGACGGAAGAGGCGAGGCGAACCAACTACCCGACGCAATCCTATGTTGTTGAAAGAGAAGAGGAACTGGACGAGGGAGCCTTCGCCGCTTTCGAACGGGACTTCTTGGCTGATCAGTCCTGGGTGTCACCGTACGATGGTGGCGAGGATCTATATGGAAGGATCCGCTGCGTACGGGTGAGCTGCAAGACGCGACCCGAGCGGTACTTGGTGAACAGCGAAGGCTACGATTATCCCCGCAGTATTGCCATTGAGATCGATCCAGAGTGAGCCATTCCCGGCTTGCTCTTTTTTCGTTCTGTGCCGAGAAATGTGTTGCTATTCCTCCTGTGATAAGTGATAGATAGACTACCAAAACACAGGAGGCGATTGAAATGGAACGAAAAGCCATGGTCAAGAAGCTAGGAGACACACTGGGAGTGAAGCCGCGTTACTTAAACGTCCCGACATTTGCTTACGAGATTGAAACCGCGAAAGACACGTACACCATTGACCGGCAAGGGATCATCACGAACAAAGAAGGGCGGGAGCTTACGATGGATGAGGTAATAGCCTCAGAACAAGAAGCGCCAGCGCCAAAGGAAGAACCGGTGGTTGAGCTGGATGCGGATAGCGATTCCAACTACATTGAAGTGACCTTCCCTTTGGAAGCCCATACCCCGCAAACCTTGAAAAACTGGATTGCGACGATTGCCAGTAAAGGGCATTTGATCGCCATGGCCTTTAAGCACGAAGCGGTCCCCTTGAATGAGGAAGCACTGGACGCTTTTCAACAGGAGGATCTTGAGAGCATTCCGCAGCTGGCCGAGTGGACCAGAGCCTTTGGAGAAGAAATGTACCCGAGGATCGCCATTGATCCGGACAAGGATATCCTCACCGTTCGAGTGGACACGCCGATCGAGGACCCGGCCTACGCGAATGCCTGGGTTCACCTGGCTGACGTCATCAATCGGACGGTCCTTGCTCAAAAGCGTGTGCGGGTGAAGCGGGCGCAAGAAGATAACCCGAAATACAGCCTCCGCACCTGGCTCATTCGCATGGGCATGAACGGGCCTGATTACAAGGATGTGCGAAAGACGCTCCTTGCAAATGTTGAAGGGAACGCAGCTTTCCGAAAGGGCGGTGAGTGAGATGGAACGAGAAACCTTTGAACAGATGCTTTACGGCCTATACGTAACGCTGCTTGAGAAAGAAGGGGTCTTCGGTGAACTAGAAGCGAAGCCTTTCATTGTATCGCTCCTTGATACAATCGATGAGCTCGATGAATTTTGGAATGGGCACGGTGATCTGCTTGCACGGGACGATGAACTGTATGACTGGATTGAAGAGATGCGAGAGAAATACGAGGGGTAATGTTGTTAGCGAGTCTGTCCAATAGGGCGGGCTCTTTTCCATAGAGAGGAGGTGGACCTGATGACGCAACGGGGACGAAAACCGAAGCCAACGGCATTAAAAGCACTGGAAGGGAATCCGGGGAAGCGGGACCTAAACCCGCATGAACCGAAACCCGAAAAGAAAGCACCCCGCTGCCCGTCTTGGCTCGAACCTGAGGCGAAGAAGGAATGGCGACGGATGGTGAAACAGCTCGAACAGCTGGGGATTTTAACGGAAGTGGATATGGCGGCCTTTGCCGGCTACTGCCAAGCCTATGCGCGGTGGAAAGAGGCGGAGGAATTCATCACGAAGCACGGGACGATCGTCAAGACGCCATCGGGCTACTGGCAACAGGTCCCTCAGGTGTCCATCGCCCAGAGTTACTTGAAAATCATGAACCGCTTCTGTGAACAGTTTGGCTTGACGCCATCTTCAAGAAGCCGGATCACCGCGGATAAGCCAATGGAATCCAGTGACCCGATGGAACTGATGCTGTTTAAAGGAGGCGGGAAGGATGTATGACAAGGCGAAAGCAGATCACGCCGTGAACTTTATTAATTGCTTAAAGCATACGAAAGGTCAGTGGCGCGGCGTTCCTTTTGACCTCCTTCCGTGGCAGGATCAGATCATTCGGGACGTATTTGGGACGGTGAAGGAAAATGGTTATAGGCAATATAATACAGCATATGTAGAAATACCAAAAAAGAATGGCAAGGCCCTTGCTATCGATACGCCGATCCCGACGCCAGATGGCTGGAAATTGATGCGTGATTTGATACCAGGTGATACGGTGTTTGATGAAAATGGACAGCCTTGTCATGTAGTAGCCTGCACAGATATCATGAATCAGAGGCCCTGTTATGAAGTGCGATTTTCTGATGATTCAACGATCATTGCAGATGAAGAGCATTTGTGGCAAACCAATAGTTTCTTTCCAGAATACGATTCTCGTATTTCAACCACGAAAGAACTGGCTGCAAAAGTGACCTGCAGTACTGGATATTGCCATCGTATTGTAAATCCTGAACCTCTTCGATTACCCGAGAAGGATCTTTTAATCCCTCCTTATGTTTTAGGAGTATGGCTAGCTGACGGCAACAGTTATAATGCGAGTTTCTTCTGTAATGATAAAGATTTGGAGATAGCTGAACGTGTTAAGAAGTCAGGAGTTCCTTTGAGAGTATGGAAATCAAGTGGAACGGGTAGTATTCATTTTGCTTTTGGGGAGGGTGATCGTACACAAGCGGCAAGAAATGATTCATGGCAGGCCAAAATGAGGAAAATGAATTTATTTACAAACAAACACATTCCTGAAGAGTATCTGAGAGCTTCAATTAAACAAAGGATGGCTTTACTGCAGGGGTTAATGGATTCGGACGGCTATGTCTCCAAACGTGGTCAGTGTGAATACACAACAGTCAGTTTGCAGTTATCAAAAGATGTATCAGAGTTGATCCGAAGTTTAGGGATGAAATGTTCAGTCATTGAAAGTAGAGCGACTTTACGGGGGAAAGATTGTGGACCGAAATATCGAATCATGTTTTATTCATACAGGGGAAACCCTGTTTTTTCTTTGTCTAGAAAAATAAATCGTTTAAAGGTCGATCCTGATAAGCCAACCCGTAATTCATTTCGAACCATTATTGAAATAAAGCCAGTAGATTCAGTTCCTGTTAAATGTATTCAAGTGGACAGTCCTTCAAGACTCTATCTGGCAGGACGATCCATGGTCCCGACCCATAACAGTGAACTGGCTGCGGCCATCGCGCTGCTCATGACCTGTGGCGATGCCGAATGGGGTGCGGAAGTTTATGGCTGTGCCTCTGACCGCCAACAAGCCTCCATCGTCTTTGATGTCGCCGTGGAAATGGTAGAACAATCCCCTGCTTTACGGAAACACATCAAACCGGTGATGTCGATGAAGCGCCTCGTGTATAAACCGACGAACAGTTTCTATCAAGTGCTCTCCGCAGAAGCGTTCACGAAGCACGGCCTAAACGTCCATGCGGTAATCTTCGATGAACTGCACGCCCAGCCGAATCGCGATTTGTATGACGTCATGACCAAGGGATCGGGGGATGCTCGGAACCAGCCGCTTTTTTTCTTAATCACCACAGCTGGGAATGATCGCAACTCGATCTGTTATGAAGTGCATCAAAAGGCAAAGGATATCCTGGAAGGCCGCAAGGTCGACCCAAGCTTTTATCCGGTGATCTACGGGATTGCCGATGACGATGATTGGGCGGATGAGGCGAACTGGTACAAAGCCAACCCGTCCCTCGGGCACACCATCGACATTGAAAAGGTGCGGATCGCGTTTCAGAGTGCCCGTGAGAACCCGGCGGAGGAGAACCTGTTTCGGCAGCTGCGGTTGAATCAGTGGGTGAAGCAGTCGACCCGCTGGATGCCGATGGAGAAATGGGATGCGTGTGGCACGGACGTGGATCCGGAAAGTTTGAAAGGACGGGTCTGTTATGGCGGGTTGGACTTATCGAGTACCACTGACGTAACGGCTTTTGTGCTTCTGTTTCCGCCGCGGACGGAGGATGAGAATTACATTGTCCTCCCGCATTTTTGGGTGCCTGATGAGAACTTGAAGCAGCGTGTACGGCGTGACCATGTGCCGTACGACATTTGGGAACAACAGGGGCATCTCCAGACAACTGAAGGAAACGTGGTCCATTACGGCTTTATTGAAACGTTCATTGAAGAGCTGGGTACCAAGTACAACATCAAAGAAATTGCCTTCGACCGCTGGGGCGCCGTGCAGATGGTTCAGAACTTAGAAGGCATGGGCTTTAACGTCATCCCATTTGGTCAGGGCTATAAGGATATGAGCCCGCCTTCGAAAGAGCTCATGAAACTGACCCTTGAAGAGAAGATCCAGCATGGTAATCACCCGGTCCTTCGCTGGATGATGGACAACATCTTTGTGAAGACCGATCCGGCAGGAAACATTAAACCTGATAAGGAAAAGAGTACTGAACGGATCGATGGCGCAGTCGCACTCATCATGGCCTTGGACCGTGCGATTCGGAACGAAGACAAGGCAAGCGTGTACGAGGATCGCGGGATTCTTTTTTTATAAATCGGAATAGACGCAAACTGCGTCTTTATTGAACACGTCAACCGCCGTTGACACATGTGATATTCGAACTGCCAATGACCTCATTCAATTCCGAGATTAGTTGAGCCAAATCTTCCCCGGAGGTGTGTTCCTGCAAAGCTTTATTTGATTCGTGAGGGATTCCAAAATGAAGGATGACGGGTTTCGTTTCCGGCCAACTGGCTACAATTCCGGATACAGGCATAAGTGCTGTAATGACCATGTTATCCACGACCTTTCTTTTAATGAGATGATTTCAGTGTAAGAGATAGAGATAGAAGGGTCAATTGTGAACTGCTTAATCCAGCATCTCCCCAAACGGAGGTGCTTTTTTTATGCCGAAAATCAGGAGGTTGCTATGAATATTCCGTTCTTAAACAAGTTGTTTCCGTCAAGAGCGAGCCCGAAGAACAGCTTGTTTGGCAGTACGTACAGCTTCTTCTTTGGCGGGAGCTCCAGTGGCAAGAGTGTCAATGAAACAACGGCGATGCAGACGACCGCCGTGTATGCCTGCGTGCGGGTCCTGGCAGAAACCATCGCCAGCCTGCCGCTGCATGTGTATACGCACACCGACAACGGCAAAGACAAAGCCTTCGATCATCCGCTGTATTTTATGCTGCACGATGAACCGAACCCGGAGATGACCTCGTTTGTGTTCCGGGAAACGATGGTCAGTCACCTGCTTTTGTGGGGCAATGCCTACGCGCAAGTTATCCGGGATGGTCGAGGGCAGGTGCTCGCCTTGTATCCGCTCTTACCGGATCGGATGACCGTGGATCGGGACGCGAAAGGCCAGCTCTTTTATGTGTACCGAAAAGACACCGGTTCCGTATTGCTGAAACCGGAAGAGGTGCTGCACATTCCGGGCCTTGGCTTTGATGGGCTCGTCGGGTACTCACCGGTGGCCATGGCGAAGAACGCGATCGGGATGGCCATTGCCACCGAGGAATACGGGGCGAAGTTCTTCTCCAATGGGGCGAACCCAGGTGGTGTGCTCCAACATCCGGGTGTGGTGAAAGACCCGCGCAAGATCCGCGAAAGTTGGAACAGCGTCTATCAAGGGTCCAGTAACGCTCACCGTGTTGCGGTATTGGAGGAAGGCATGACGTTCCAAAGCATCGGAATCCCACCGGACCAGGCGCAGTTCTTGGAAACACGAAAGTACCAAACCGAAGAGATCTGCAGGATCTTCCGGGTCCCGCCGCATTTGGTGGGGAACCTCGACCGGGCGACGTTCAGTAACATCGAACACCAATCGATTAGTTTCATCGACAATACGATCATGCCGTGGGTGTCCCGACTCGAACAGGCCATGAAGCGCGCCCTTTTGTCCCCGGACGAGAAGAAACAGTACCTGATTAAGTTCAACTTAAACGGTCGTCTTCGTGGGGACGCTGGCAGTCGCGCACAGTTTTATCAGATCATGCGCCAAAACGGGGTGATGTCCGCGAATGATATCCGGGAGCTCGAAGAGATGAACCGCATTCCGGATGATGAGGGTGGATCCAAGTACCTCGTGAACGGCAACTTTGTGGACATGGCGAAGGCTGGTGCGTGGGCAGATCAGTATGACAAGGATCCACATCAAGAAGAACCGGATCCGAAAAGAGAGGAGGAAAACACGTGAGAACCTTTTGGAATTGGGAAAATCGTGAAGACGGGCGCACCTTGCACTTAGACGGGGTGATTGCCGAAGAAACGTGGTTCGGCGATGAAGTGACACCCGCTGCGTTTAAGGAAGATTTGATGGCAGACAAAGGCGACATTACCGTGTGGATCAATTCACCGGGTGGTGATGTGTTCGCTGCGAGCCAGATTTACAACATGCTCATGGAATATCCGGGACAGGTGACGGTGAAGATCGACGGCGTTGCCGCCAGTGCCGCGTCGGTCATTGCCATGGCGGGCACCAAGGTATTGATGGGGCCGACATCATTGATGATGATCCATAACCCGATGACAATGGCGATCGGGGATTCCACTGAAATGAAGCGGGCGATGGAGATGCTTCGGGAAGTGAAGGAGAGCATCATGAATGCGTATGAACTCCGAACCGAACTGCCACGAAACCGGCTAGCCAAACTGATGGATGACGAGAGCTGGTTCAATGCCAAGAAGGCCGTGGAGCTGGGCTTTGCCGATGAGGTGTTATTCACCGGTGAAGAAAGCTCGGAGCCTGCGGTGTCCATGCTTTTTAATCAAAGTGCAGTGGTGAATACATTCTTGAACCAGTTTCCTAAGCCGGAGCCAGAGAACGACACCGATGTGCAAGCCTTGTATGACCGATTACGACTATTGCAATAAACCAAAATGATGGAGGGATTCAGATGAATCAAGCAATGGCATTACGAGAAGAACGAGCGAAGACGTGGGAGAAAGCAAAGGCGTATCTCGATGAAAACAAGACAAAGGAAGGGCGCCTCTCCGCCGAGCATAAAGAAGTGTATGAACGGATGGAACAGGAGATCACCGACCTTGGGAAAGACATTGACCGTTTGGAACGATACGAGGCGATGGAACGGGAACTCTCGAAGCCGATCAATGAACCAATGACGACAAAACCGCAAGGAGCTGGTCGGGATAAAACCGGACGGGCTTCTGATGAATACCGCCATTCCTTTTGGCAAGCGATGCGAAAGCAAGGCGGCTATGAGGTCCAAAACGCCCTCAAGATTGGCACGGATTCTGAGGGTGGCTACTTGGCACCAGATGAGTTTGAACGCACCTTGATTGAAGCCTTAGAGGAGGAGAACATCTTCCGCTCCATGGCGAAGGTGATCACCACATCCTCAGGTGATCGGAAAATTCCAGTCGTCGCATCCAAAGGCACAGCGTCCTGGGTGGATGAAGAAGGCGCGATTCCGGAGTCCGATGATGCGTTCGGCCAGGTCTCAATTGGGGCGTATAAAGTGGCGACGATGATCAAGGTTTCCGAAGAGCTTCTGCATGACAATGTGTTTAACCTGGAATCGTATATCGCAAAAGAGTTCGCCCGCCGGATTGGGGCCAAGGAAGAAGAAGCGTTCTTCACAGGAGATGGCACCGGAAAACCGACGGGCATTTTTCATGAAACGGGTGGCGGACAGGTTGGGGTCACCGCAGCTTCGGCCACAGCGATCACCGTTGATGAAATCATGGATCTGTTTTACTCGCTCCGCTCTCCGTACCGAAAGAAAGCGGCCTTTGTGACGAACGATTCAACGGTGAAGTTGATCCGTAAGTTGAAGGACGGAAACGGGCAGTACCTCTGGCAGCCGTCGATTCAGGCCGGCCAACCGGATACGATCCTCAATCGCCCTGTGAAGACATCGGCGTATGTGCCAATCGCCGAAAGTGGTGCTAAGTCTATGGCCTTTGGCGACTTCGGATACTACTGGGTCGCGGATCGCCAGGGGCGTTCGTTCCAGCGATTGAATGAGCTGTATGCGGTGACAGGGCAAGTTGGCTTCCGTGCGACGCAGCGGGTCGACGGCAAACTAATCCTCCCAGAAGCAATCAAACTCTTAAAGCAGAAAGGCTAGGTGAAGACGGATGGCGAACGTGAAGAATTATCAAGTCCAGGGCGGTGAGCGTCTGATCATTGGCGGCACGATTGAAGTGGAAGGTGAAGGCAGTATCCTCGTCGATGACGTGCCCTTTGGCCCGGCAGAAGCACAAGCCCCAAGCACGGCGGATACTGTGGAAGGTTTGCGGGATGATGTGAATCTCTTGATCACGAAGCTGACAGCCGCAGGACTGATCAAGACTGACTAGGAGGTGAGGGCATGGTTCTCTCATTGGAAGACGTCAAGACTTACTTGCGTGTGGACGGTGATGAGGAAGATGCCCTCATCACATTTTTGATTCAGGCCGCGACAGAGCTATGCGAAGAGATTCTCCGTTATGAGATCGAGGATTTGTCTCAGGAACCCGCCATGGTGAAAAAGGCGATATTGTATGGGATCGCCAACATGTATGAGAAGCGTGAAGGGACATACTACTACCTCCGTGATGAAGGCGGGGGCATTGAGGATACGATGCGGATGATGCGGATCTTCTTAAGCGGCCACCGGAAAGCGGGGTGGTGAGGATGGATATTGGCGAGCTAAGGCATCGCATCACCCTAATGTCGAAAAATGTCGAAACGAATGCAAATGGATTTGAGGTCGTCACGTGGCAAGAGGTCGATGAAGTCTGGGCCCATGTGGCGAACTTAACCGCACGGGATTTCTTTTCTGCGTCCCGTGTACAGATGCAACACACGGTCTTGATCACCATTCGCTATCATCCGGATGTGGATGCATCACTCAGGATCCGGTTTCGGGAGAAGGTCTACCGGATTACCGGGATCGATCAGAAACAGTACAAAAACCGGTTCATGGAACTGAAAGCATTGGAGGTGGACGAGGATGAAGGTTGAGATGACGGGCATGGATGAGGTGCTGCGTAACCTGGACGCCATGGGGCAGCGAGGCAGACGGATTGAGAACAAGGCGCTGCGTGAAGCCGGCAAGATGGTCCAAGAAGCGATCCAAAAGGAAACGCCTGAAGATAGTGGAACCTTAAAACGCAGTATCCAAGTCTCCAACGTGAAAACGAAAGACGGGATGAAACATGTCCTCGTCGGCCCGGATAAAACCGGCTGGTACGGCTCCTTTGTCGAGTTCGGGACGGTGAAGATGCGTGCCACACCCTTTATGGGAAGAGGCTATGAACAGGTGAAAGGCAACGTCATCACCACCATCCTACTTGAGATGCGAAAGGGGATGGGCTTATGAGGATTCATGAACGAATCACGTCAGCTCTTCACGATTTGAACGTTCCTGTATCTTTTCAAACGTATCAGGGAAACGCCAAAACCTACGTGACATTCTTTCAATACATGGAACAGCCCAGCCTGCATCAAGACGATGCGATTGGGTTGTCCGTTCATTATATACAGATCGATCTATGGTCCAACGGTGACTACCTGGACTTGGACGCGTTGATTCAAACGAAGATGGAAAAGGCCGGCTTTCGCTTTTTAACCGGCTATGACCAGTACGAACAAGACGTGAAGATGTACCACAAAAGTTTACGATACGCATTTGAAGAGGAGGGAGCCTCATGGCACAAGTAGGATTAAAGGATTTACATGTGGCGATTTTAGTGGAGGACACGAAAGATGCCCTGGAGTATGAACTGCCGGAGAAGATGATCGGCGGGATCAACGCCACCATCAACCCGACGGTGAATACGCAGGAGCTCTACGCCGATGATCAGCTCTGGGAGTCGGTGTCGGCGTTAGGGAAGATTGACGTGGAGATTGAGACGGCAGAGTTGGCGTTAAGTACTCGTGCCAAGATCGGCGGGCATACGATTGAAGACGGGGTGTTGATTGAGAAGGCAACGGACATTGCCCCGCACCTGGCACTCGGGTTTAAGAGCATTAAGTCCAACGGCAAGTACCGGTATGTGTGGTTGTTAAAAGGCGTCGCCGAACCGATGGCCGAAGACTATGCCACCAAGTCCGACAGCATCGAGCATAAGACGCCAAAGCTCAAGTTCACGTTCATGCCACGGGCGAAGGATAGCCAGTGGAAACAAACGGCGGATGAAGACGGGGACGGCTTTTCTGGGGAAGAAACGTGGTTTGAACACGTACCAGGCGACACAACGATTGAAGATACGGGTGTATAAAAAGGAGGAGCATAAGACATGCATGTAACATTAACGATCAATCAGGCACCGCGCACGTTTCAAAACGGGATGGTGAGTGCGCGGATGCTCAGGCGTACGATTGAGATCACGCAGACGATGGACTTCGACAACATGAGCGTGGATGACTTGGATACGATGGTCGGCTATTTGGTCGAGCTCTTTCACCATCAGTTCACCATCGATGACGTCTATGACGGACTGGCTTCGAAGGATCTGATCCCAACGCTCATCGCCTGCATTAATGAAGTGGTGGGGGATATGAGTGACGCGACGACAGGTGATGAAAAAAACGTGTAACGGGGGCGCCGATGACCCCAAGGCAATTCATCGATCAGCTGTACTTGTCCTTGCTCGAACAAGGGTGGAAGCTGCCGGACATTGATGCGATGGATATCTTTTATTACTTGCACCTGTTGAAGGTGAAAGGGAAGACCCAACAAACGTATATCGAAGATGTGCTGTAACACCTGACACGGGTGTTTTTATTTTGGTTTCAGGGAGGTGAGCGGATGGCAGACGTGGGGCAGTTACATGTGAAAGTCGGGCTCGATAGTACCGGGTTCCAAAACGGGATCGGGAAATTGAACCAGGAAATGCGCAAGGTCCAGTCGGAGTTTAAGCTCGCCTCCTCCCAGATGAGCAAGCACGGATCTGGGCTGGATCAGTTGAAAGTGAAGTCAGACTCGTTAACGAAACAAAAGGAGATCCAGCGCCAGAAGGTCGAAGCCTTGAAAGCCGCTCACGAACGCTCCGTGGAAACCAAAGGGGCCGATGCGAAGGCGACCGGGGATTTGGAGATTAAGCTGAACAATGCTCAGGCGGCACTTGAAGGTATGGACCAGGAGCTTGCGAACATCAACAGAGAGATCGAGATCCAATCATCGAGCTGGTACGAACTTGGTCAAACGCTCGAGCCAATCGGACAGAAAATGCAAGACGTCGGGAAACGGATGGAGACGATCGGTCAGGACCTCACTAAGAAAGTCACCCTGCCGATTGTCGGGATCGGGGCCGCCGCAGTGAAGATCGGCTCGGACTTTGAAGCGGGGATGAGTCAGGTGCAGGCCATTTCCGGAGCCTCCGGTGACGAGTTAGATCGGTTGGCAGAAAAGGCAAAGGAGATGGGCTCGTCGACCAAGTTCAGTGCCACCGAATCGGCGGAAGCGATGAATTACATGGCGATGGCGGGTTGGGACACGTCACAGATCATGGGTGGCTTGGACGGGGTGATGATGCTTGCCTCAGCCAGTGGTGAGAGCCTGGCCTCGGTTTCAGATATCGTGACGGATGCGTTGACGGCATTTGGTATGGAAGCGAGCGAGGCCGGGGACTTTGCCGATCTCTTAGCCAGTGCGTCGAGTAATGCGAACACGAACGTCGGCATGCTCGGGGAGTCGTTCAAGTATGTGGCGCCGCTGTTTGGCTCGTTAGGCTATTCATCGGAAGATGCGGCTTTGGCCCTAGGGCTCATGGCAAACGCCGGGATTAAGGGCAGCCAGGCCGGTACGTCCCTTCGTGGTGCGATCACACGGCTCACGAATCCAACTGGAGATGCGGCGGCTTTGATTGAAGATCTCGGCATTCAGATGACCGACGCCCAGGGGAATATGTTGCCATTTGATGAAGTCATCGGCCAGCTCCGTTCCTCGTTCGGCGGCCTCACGGAGGAACAACAGGCCCAATACGCGTCGACGATCTTTGGCCGGGAAGCGATGAGTGGGATGCTTGCCATCATTAATGCGACCGAGGATGATTACCAGAGTCTTACCGATGCAACGCGGGACTACAACGGTGCCGCAGGTGAAATGGCCGAAGTCATGCAGGATAACCTGCAAGGGCAGCTCACCATTTTGAAATCACAACTTGAAGGCGTGGCCATTGAGATCTTTGAGATCCTCGTCCCGCACCTCAGAACGATGGTCGATTATCTTCAACGGGCGGTGGAATGGTTCTCGAACCTGAACCCCGGCACGCAAGAAGCGATTGTGAAGGTGGTGGCCTTGGCTGCGGCGCTTGGTCCGGTGTTACTGATCGGCGGGAAAATGGTCGGCACCGTTGGTACGTTAATCAGTTTGTTCTCCAAATTCTCTCTCGCCATGGCCGGAAAGACGGCAGCGGTTGGCGGTGCGGCCACAGCGACAGGTGGCTTAGTGGCGGTGAAAGGGATGCTCGCCGCGGCATTTACAGCATTGACCGGTCCGATCGGGATTGCCGTCGCGGCGATTGTCGGGATCACGGCCGTCGGTGTCGCCTTGTGGCGGAACTGGGACACGGTGAAAGAGAAGGCGGGTGAACTCGGGCAAGCCGTCAGTGAACGCTGGTCGAATCTGCGTGAGCGAACAAGTGAAGCCTGGGGCAACATGACGGAGAACATCCGAGAGCGTTGGTCGGATATCGGGGAACGAACCTCGGAATCCCTCTCGAGTATGCAGGATCACATGAGCACGGGCTGGTCGAATTTGCAGGAAAACACCCGTGAACGCTGGGCCGGGATTCGTGAGAACCTATCCGAATCCTGGGGGTCCATGTGGTCGAATACGACAGAATCGCTCGCCAATATCAGGGAGCGGGTCGGTACCTCGTGGCAAAGTGTCCGGGATCGTACCTCTTCAACATGGGGTGAACTCCGTTCCAATACGTCATCTTCTTGGTCTGACATGCAAAGCAGTATTGATCGCCATGGTGGCGGGATTCGTGGCGTCATTGGCAGCTACACCGAACGCTACAAGTCCACGTGGCGAAACGCCCTCGGGCAGATGGATACGATGACGGGAGGGAACTTCTCAAACATTCGCTCACATGTGTCGAATGCGTTCAGTCGGATTAATGAATCGATCCGCGACGGGATCAACCGGGTCCGTGAATGGAACAGTACCTCTGTGAAAGAAAAAGTGTTCAGTATCACCGAGCGGGTACGGAACATCTTCAGTAGTAGTGGTTCGGTGGCGAAGAACTTCAGTGGCACGAGCTTCTTCCCTGGTGGCATGACGATGGTCGGGGAACTGGGGCCAGAGTTGGTGGAGTTACCTAGAGGATCGCGGATCCATAACGATGTGGAAACGAGTCGCATGATGAATGGGGAGAACCAAGCCAATCAAGGACTGTCCATTTCCATCGAGCAGTTCGTGAACAACTCGGATAAAGACATTGAACAGCTGGCGTATGAACTTGAATTTTACAGGCAGCGCATGACACAAGGAAGGGGGCGGGGATGATGCAATTCACGTTTGATGGCAAGAAGAGCTTTGATGATTTCGGTGTCGCGGTCTCGAAGCGGCCGATGATCCCGTCCCCGAAGCGGCGAGTGACGTTTATGGACATTCCCGGCCGTCACTCCAGCGTGCGGCATGATGAAGAGACATATGAGGACATCACGGTTTTAGTGGAGTGTAACCTTTCCAAGCGAACAGGCCCTTTACATGAGCAGGTGGATGCGATTAAAGCATGGCTCTTTGGAGCTGGTGAACAACCGCTTATCTTTAGCTATGAACCGGATAAAGCGTATCAGGCGCAGGTCGTGAACGCGATTGATTTTACCACCCACCTCAGGCAAGCCGGGTCGTTTCCGGTCCTCTTTCACTGTCGGCCGTTTAAGGTTGAAGCGACTCCAACAACATTGACATACCCGTCCAGCGGTCAAACGATTCAGAACCCTGGGTCAGTGGCAAGTGCACCGATCATCACAATTGTTGGCGGTGGCTCGGTTGATCTTACCGTGAATGGGCAGAGTACATCACTTATCGACGTGCAGGATAAGATTATCTTAAACAGCGACCTGCAGGAGTGTTACAACGAGGCGATCCAAAATGAGAACGAGAAGATGACGGGACCGTTTCCGATTCTCATGCCAGGGGCCAATACCATCAGCTGGTCCGGCAGTGTATCGCAAATAGACATCACACCGAACTGGCGGTGGTTGTGATGATCGTGTTGTATTCGAGGAAAGAATCCACTTTCACGTCGAATGGCATCGCGGTCTTGCATGAATGCCAGAGCTGCATCGTGGAAGAGAAGTTGAACGGATCCTATGAATTGAACCTGACCTATCCGTTATCGAAACGAAAGGCCAAGCTGATTGAACCGTTTCAGGTGATCAAAGCGGCAGGCCAGCTGTTTCGCATTTATCATGTGGAGAAAGACAGTCGCGGCCACCTGCTTCAAGTGAATGCCCGGCACGTCTTTTATGATCTCAGTTACGCCTTCATTGAAGAGCTGGTGATGGAAGACGTGACGGGGCAAGGCGCTGTGAATGCGATTATGGCTGAATACGACGGATCTCAACCGTTCAATGTGACAAGCACCATGACCGATACACACAGCCAATACGTCCGAGAACGAAGTGTGGCCGATGCTTTATTTTTAGTGATCAATCGCTGGCGGGGGGAGTTGTATCGGGATAACTTCAACATCAACCTTAAAGAAGCTACGCCGAACGATCAAGGCGTGACCATCCGGTACGGCAAGAACATCGCCGGGATCAAAGAGCGGATCCAGACGGATAAGGTTTTAACCGCCATTTACCCTGTTGGTGCCAATCGCCTCACGCTGCCGGAGAAGGTCTTAACGAACGCCCAATGGGACAGTGCCCAGTACCCGGATTTCAAGATGGTGAAGAAGGTGGGCTTTCAGGAAGCGGAAGATGAAACGACACTCCGCGATCAAGCCTACGCCTACCTGCAGGAACATGCCTCTTTGGGCGTCCATTATGACGTGGATCTGGTTCAACTGGATGAAGCCAAAGCATACCAGGGCTTCGGGCAGCTCCTGCAGGTGAACGTTGGGGATACAGTGACCGTCACGCACGACCTGTTGGGGATTGATTTCAAGATCAAAGTCATCAAAGTGGCAAGAGATCTGTTAAATGGGATCAACACAAAGGTGGAACTGGGTGAGCCTTTGTATACCTTGGACCGATACATGGAGGAATTCCGTTCGTCGGTGGATGAATCAATCGAGAAGGTGGATAGCTCCATCGGAGGAATCCAGCATCAACTCGACGACCTGCATATCTCCTATACGATCGTGAAAAACCTGACGGTCACAGCTGATCAAATCCAAGTCACCTATGAAGTAGAGAAAGGCAGTACGCACCAGTTCAGCGCGAACTATGATTTCACAACGGACGGCTCTGGCAAGATCACGAGCATTCAGTTGGACGAAGTGTTTTCTGAGTTGTTGTTAAAGGAAGTGTCTGTTTTGGATGTTGGTTCCACGAGTTTTGATATCACCTACGTTGACGGAACATCAGCCGTTTACAACTACACCACCGACGGCAGTGGCCGCATTTCAAGTATCGAAAGAGTGGAGGGAGGCGCATGACGTATCATGCAGGTTTCAATAACCCGTTAGCGATCTGGACGGCGTTTGGCGGCAAGGGTGAGATGGAGATGAGTATTCCCGTCCTCGGTTGGACGAAGCGGTACCGGTCCTATTTTGGTTATAGCAGCACTGGTGGCGAAACCCGCATCAGCGTTTTTGACAATGGGAACGCCCAGATCGCTGTGTACTACGCGAAAAATCCAAACATGTCGTACTTCAATCACAGCACCGGTGAATGGACGTTATCGCCTGTCACGTGGTGGAATCACGGAGAACCGGAGATTCTCCACGCGGCGGATGGCGTGTTCCTAGCGAAGATCACCGGTTTTGGGAACATCATTGCCTCCTTTGATGGCATCACATGGCACAATGCCGGTTACTGTACCGATGCCAGTAATGCGATGGTCGGCGGTGCATACGACGTGACGACGAATGCCGGGATCGTGACGTGGTGGAGTTCCGCCAAGCCGCTGTACCACACTTACGATGATTTGACGGAGAGGACCGAGTGGCCGCTCATTACCTCTGCGCCTGTCCTACGGTACGTGACGCATCACAAGGGCAGATACGTCGGAGTTGAGAGTGGCGATCGGGATCTCTGGACGGCGATGACGAACACGCCGGGGTTTTGGGCCATCGGCATTTCAGAAGACAGCCACGACTCGCGGTATATGTTCATCACGTCGGTGCATAACCGGCTGTTTGTAATGCGCTGGCGCCGGCCGAACAACGATGATTACGTCGTGACCCTCTGTGTGGTGAGCGATAACGTGTCCCAAATCACCGAGACAAACCTCGAGCATGTGGGTCCTCTTGCGGATAACCGCATCCCGAACCCACAGAACATCTTGTGGATGGCAAGTTGGGGGAAATACGTCCTTTTCAATGAAGGGACCATGCATCTTTCTGATGACGGGTTGTATTGGGAAGCGATACCTCAGCCGGGTTTAACGACGCAGCAATACGAAACGTTCGGCGGTGCCATCTATGTCCCAGGGCACGGCTTTTACATTAAAGGAAACGGCTATGTGTATGAGGCACTTCATGGCTGACGATGAGAGAGGAGAATGAAACATGGCACGAGAATTATGGCATTTCGCACAGGTGGCTTTGGTTGCCGTTGGCGGCTGGGTCGGTTGGTTGTTAGGTGGGGTAGACGGCTTTTTGTACGCCCTTTTAGTCTTTGTCATCATTGATTACTTGAGCGGGGTGATGGCGGCGATTGTTTACCGGAACCTTGCCAGTCAGGTCGGGTACAAAGGGATTTTTAAGAAGGTGATGATCTTTTTCATGGTGGGGATCGCGCACATGGTGGATAGTTTGGTGATCGGTGACGGTAGTGCAGTGCGCACGGCAGTCATCTTTTTTTATATCGCCAATGAGGGCATCTCCATCATTGAAAACGCCGGGCATATCGGCTTACCGGTCCCGGATAAGTTGAAGAAAGTCTTAGCACAGTTAAACGGAAAGGGGACGGATGACGATGAAACTGAACACCAGATTCATGACACGAAATGATTGTTATCAGGCAGGACGAAAAATCACTCCGAAAGGCATCATGATTCACTCCACGGCGACACCCGGTGTGATGGCAGGGGATTGGTTCTCAAGGTGGAACAAGTCATTCCGAGCAGGAGAAATCGGCCGCCAGGTCTGTGTGCATGCCTTTCTCGATGATAAGGAAGTGTGGCAGTACCTGCCGTGGAATCATCGGGGCTGGCATGCAGGCGGGGATGCGAACAATACGCATATTGGCATCGAGATCTGTGAACCTTCCGGTTTCTCGTACCGAAACGGTTTTCAGATGCAGGGCTATAATGTCTCGGCACAGTCGCCGTATTTCCGTAAGGCATGGCAAAACGCTGTGGATCTCTCGGTGATGCTCTGTAAGCAGTACGGATTAACGGAAAAGGACATTATCGATCATACGGAAGGGAACCGTCGGGGGATTGCCAGTAACCATGCGGACGTCGGCCACTGGTTCCCGAAACATGGCGAGTCCATTGCCAGCTTTCGAGCCGCAGTCGGTCGTGCCTTACGAGGAGGAGGGAGTACCGTGAATCGATCAACGTTTGAAGTGGGAGACGTCGTCGAAATTAAAGCCAGTGCGAGCCGTTATTATCCCGGTGGGCCAACGATTCCAGGCTGGGTCAAGACGGATTCGTATCACAAAATCACGCAGGTCCAGTCGCAAGGACGGCCTTATGTGAAAGGTGGCAAGACGTGTGTGCTTCTTGGCCGGAAAGTGGACAAGCGGAATGGCCGAGATACGACCGGCATCCTCACGTGGATTGACCGGGATCTGATCGAGCATGTGGATCCGGCCAAGCGTGGTGAACCGCCGGAACAGAAAGCGCCAGCACAGCCAACATCCGATACGATCTATCGCGTGCAGGTCGGGGCGTTCTCCGAGAAACGGAACGCGGAAGCCATTCTGCGGAAGGTGAAAGACGCAGGATTTGACGGGTTCATTCGGAAGGATTGAGGCACGTATCTACTTGACTCTATCCCTCTTCTGAGTGATGTATAGGATACAAAAAATGAAGGGGGACATCATCATGGGCTTTCGGATCATTCCAGCCAAACCAAAAGAATACCGGCTTCAAAGGGTCTGTGCGTATGTCCGGGTATCCTCGCAATTGGATGCCCAGGGCGAGTCATTCGACCAACAAATCACACATTACACCAACCGGTTTAAAGCGGATCCGACCGTCGAATTTGTCGGTGTCTTCAGTGACTACGGAGTGACGGGTACAACGTTGAAACGACCCGGCTTTCAGGCGATGATGGCCGAGGCACGAGACGGGAAGATCGACGTGATCTACACGAAAGCCATCTCCCGGTTTGCGAGAAACACACAGGCGATGCTCGAGAGCATCCGGGAACTGAGCGCTTTGAACGTCACGGTACGCTTTGAAAAAGAACAGCTGGATACAAGTACAGGGGACGGTGAGCTGATGCTGACGGTCCTCTCTTCTTTTGCCCAGGAGGAAAGCGAGAACATCAGTCAGAACCTACGCTGGTCGATTCAGAGGCGCTTTCAACGAGGCGAGCTCATCTTGAATACTGACCGATTCCTTGGGTATGCGAAGGTGAACGGCACCTTGACCATCATACCTGAAGAAGCGGCCATTGTAAGGCGCATCTTCGAAGCGTATCTGCAAGGCGAAGGCCCGCACCGGATTGCCAAGGCATTGAATGACGAGGGGATAGCGACGGTCACGGGCAAAAGATGGGGTGCCTCGAGTATTAATTACGTGCTACAAAATGAAAAGTATAAAGGCGACCTGCTCCAACAGAAAACGTACACGCCGGGAGTGCGGAAAGGAAAACGAAAGAACCAAGGTGAAGTGGAAGCCTACCTGGTGAAAGATCATCACGAACCGATCATATCAAAGGACGTATGGCAGGCCGTGCAAGAAGAACGTTTGAGACGAAGTAGAGGCCATCAGATGAACAAGCGCTACCCAGCGAGCGGCAAACTCCACTGCGGCAAATGCGGCGGGACGCTTCGAAGGCGAACTTGGAACAAAGGCAAAACGTGCGAGAGCGTTGTTTGGCAGTGTAGCACTTATATCCAACACGGCAAACAAGCCTGCGAGGGGACGATTGTGAAGGATCAGGCATTACCGAAGCTTGATTTTAATCAACGATGGATTGTAGAGGAGGAAACAGAGGATGGCCAAAACCATTACCGTTATACCCGCAAAACATAA